ATACTAATGGCACGCACAAAAGCAGAAAAAGTCAAAGCAGCAAAGAAACGCCACGGCTTTACCGCTGTAAACAAGCCACGCAGAGGTGGGCCAAAGAAGTTTGAAGTCCTGGCAGTTGAAGGCGACACTGTTAAGAAAATAAACTTTGGCGACCCTAATATGTCCATTAAGAAAAACCAGCCAGCGCGAAAGAGTTCGTATTGTGCGCGTTCTGGTGGTATAAAGGGGAAATCAAGCAAATTAAGCGCGAACTATTGGTCGCGCAGGGCGTGGGACTGCTGACATGGCAATAACAACTTACACAGAGCTAAAGTCTAGCGTTGCTGACTTTCTCAACCGCGACGACCTTACGTCAGTCGCGCCGACGTTCATTTCGTTAGCCGAGGCTGACATGCAGAGACAGGTGCGCCACTGGCGTCAAGAGAAGCGCAGTACAGCGCAACTTGACACACAGTACAGCGCAATACCCGCCGACTTTGTCGAGGACATTCGGTTCTACATTACGTCGAGCGACACAAGCCCGATGGAAAAAATCAGTCAATATCAATTACTTGACCGAAAGCGCGTCAACTTAAACACTAGCGGCAAGCCAGCATACTACGCCCTGACCGCTGGTGAGATTGAAGTCTTGCCAGTACCTGATGGCGTGTATGATGTTGAATTATATTATTACAGTCGTATTGAGGCTTTGAGTGACAGCAACGCCTCAAACTGGATGTTGCAGTATTTCCCAGACGCTTACTTGTACGGCTCGTTAGTGCATTCTGCGCCTTACTTAAAAGACGACGCTAGGCTGCAAGTTTGGGCGTCTTTGTATCAGGTGGCGATTGATGCTATAAACGCTGACAGTGATAAGGCTAAATATGGCGGATCAGGCCGTCGCATGAAAATTAGGAGTTACTGATGAGTTTTTCAAATGCTTTTGAGACAACTGTCCTCACTTGGGCATTTACAACTGGTTCCGCTACACGGCCAACAGCTTGGCACTTAGCGTTGTTTACCAGCAACCCAGCAGAAGATGCTTCTGGCACTGAAGTCAGCGGCGGTGCATATGCGCGCCAGGCTGTTACATTTACAGTAAGTGGCAACACTGCATCAAACTCTGGTGCAATTGAGTACCCGACAGCCACGGCTGGTTACGGCACTGTCAGCCACGTAGGTGTTTTCGACGCATCATCTGGCGGCAACTTAATTTCATATGCTGCGCTGACTACAAGCAAAACCATTGATACAGGCGACGTCTTCCGCGTTCCTGCTGGTGATCTTGATATTACGCTAGACTAATGGCTGAGTACCGCTCAGGCTATGGCAAAAGCACATATGGCTCGTACAACTACGGGCTAGATGGTTTTGTCACAGATGGCGCTGGCACTGTCGTTACAGTATCAACAACGGCGGCAGCTTACGTTAGGGTAAGGCTGTCGGCGTCTATTGTTGTGACTGCCTCTAGCACAACATCTGAGGCTCTGCGTGTCAGGGAAGGTTCTGCCACCTCCGCCGCGTCGTCTAGCGTTACGTGCAGCGCGAATGTCGTCAAGGATGCCTCTGCTACTTTAGCCGCAAGCGCATCTGTATCTGCCGCTGGTCTGCGTGTGCGTGAGGGAGCCGCCGCTGCTTCCCCTGCCGCAACTGGTGCAGCAGCCGCAAAACGTGTGCGTGAAGGCGCTGCCACTGCCAACCCAACTTGCTCTGTAGCAGCCAGCGCATCAGTAGTTTATGAGAGCGGTTCTAACATTGCGTGCGCTTCAAGCGTTTCGGCTGTATGTAATCGAGTTAGACCTAGCAGCGCTTTAATTAGCCCTGTTTGTAGCATTACCTGTAATGGAATTGAGAAGTGGGAGCTTCTTCCGCCGACATCAGAAACATGGTCTGAGGTTGCGCCGACAGACGAAATATGGCAAGATGCGCCAGAAGCAGCCGAAAGCTGGTCTGCAACCTCCCCTGACAATTCAGACTGGACACCAGCCTCGGCGACAAGTGAAACTTGGGCCGACGCCGCATAAGGCTATCGCCGCATAGGAGAAAAACATGGCTGATACAACTACAACAACGTATGGCTTGACTAAGCCAGAAGTCGGTGCATCTGAGGACACTTGGGGTACAAAGATCAATACCAACTTAGATAGTATTGACGATATTCTTGACGGCACAACTTCTATTACTGGACTGACGTTAGGCGGCAACGTCACATTCGGCGATAACAACAAAGCCATATTCGGAGCTGGTTCAGATCTCCAGCTATATCATGATGCGTCTAATAGTTACATTCAAGAGACAGGAACTGGAAACCTGTTTATTGCCAGTGATGCGAACGTAAACATCACCGATCAAGCAACTTCAGAGTTGAAAGCCACTTTTATAAGCAACGGTGCTGTTGAACTGTATTATGACAACGCCAAGAAGTTTGAGACTACTAGCACAGGGGTCGATATTGCAGGCAAATTAGAAACTTCGGGGAATAACAACGCTGGTGCAAAGGCGAATTACATTCGCATTACTGACACTGACACCACTGCAACTGCGGACAATCAGGCAGGCGGCATAGAGTTCTATACTAATGACGTTACGCCCGGAATTGCTGCAAGTATTGAGGTTTTATACGCAGGTACTGGTGGTGGTGGTGAAATTACCTTTAACACAAATGCTTCATCCTCTGGCACTTTAACCGAGGCGGTCAGGATAACTGAAAGCGGTAGTGTATTTATCGGTAAAACAGCCTCCAACAACGCTGCAGGGATCCACATGAATCCAGACGGACGGGTTTATTTTGTGCGTAACAGCTCCACTGTCTTGTTATTAAACAGGCTCGGCACTGATGGAACTGTAGTGGAGTTTTACAACGACTCCGTCGCGGTAGGAACCATTTCAGTTTCTGGTTCTACTACAGCCTACAACACCTCATCCGACTATCGCCTAAAAACAGACGTACAGCCAATGACAGGCGCATCTGCTCGTGTCCAAGCGTTAAACCCAGTTAATTTTGAGTGGATTGCATCAGGTGATCGTGTCGATGGTTTTCTCGCACATGAAGCAGCGACAGTCGTACCAGAGTCAGTCACAGGCACAAAGGATGAGGTTGATGATGATGGCAATGCAGTAATGCAAGGCATCGATCAGGCTAAACTCGTCCCATTACTCACGGCTGCGCTGCAAGAGGCACTAACGAAAATCGACAGTCTTGAAACACGACTAACAGCGTTAGAAGAATAATTAATTTCAACCCCAACCGAAAGGAGATCAATATGACTGAAGAAAAAAAGGTCATTACGATTGACGACATCGAATACACTGAAGACCAGCTAAGTGACACTGCAAAGATGTGCATAAATCACATTAACTCACTGGATCAAAAGATCGGTTCCGCGCAGTTTAATTTAGTTCAGCTTCAAATGGGCAGGCAAGGTTTTATGGCTGAGTTAAAGTCTGCTCTTGAGGCAGGCGAAGAATAGCCGCGTAGCATTACGCAAAGGCAAGGGGCAGTTTACGCTGCCCTTTTGCTTATTGGGTATAATGTGTTATGTTGGCCTAACGCGACAACCTATAACGAGGCAGCGATGGCCCTGATTGACCTTAACATACCCGCTGGCGTTTATCGCAATGGCACAGACTTGCAAAGCACTGGCCGCTGGCGTGACGCAAACCTTGTGCGTTGGCATGATGGCGTGATGCGGCCAATAGGTGGCTGGCGCACTCGGTCTGACACTGCTGGCGCTGCTAAAATGCGCGGTATGCTAACATGGTCGGATAACAGCAGCGAACGATGGATTGCTACAGGATCATACAATAAACTGTACATATGGAATGCAGCAGGCACTCAGTCTGACATTACTCCAGTTGGCCTAACATCTGGCCGAGAGGACGCCATAGCGTTCACTGGCTACGGCGGCGGCACTTTCGGCTCGTATGCTTATGGTATTGCAAGGCCAGACACGGCACGTATCCAGCCAGCCACAAGTTGGGACTTGGAGCCTTGGGGCCAATACCTTCTTGCCTGCAACGAAGATGACGGCAAGATTTATCAGTGGACGCTAAACACAAGTACGGTTGCTGCTGTGTTAAGTAACGCGCCAACGTCAAACAACGGCATTGTTGTAACAGAAGAGCGCTTCTTGTTCGCATTAGGCGCAGGCGGCAACCCGCGCAAGGTGCAGTGGTCGGATCGGGAAGACAATAACACATGGGCTCCAGCCGTGACTAACGAGGCTGGTGATCTTGAGCTAAATACGTCTGGCGCTCTGATGAAGGGCGTTAACGTCAAGGGTCGCACACTATTACTTACGACAAGGGACGCGCATGTCGCAAACTACATTGGGCCTCCTTACGTTTATGGCATTGAACGCGTCGGCACGTCATGCGGCATTGCAGCGAAACAAGCTATAGCAGTTGTCGATCAAGGTGCATTCTGGATGGGCGTCAATTCGTTTTATGCGTACCAGGGTAGCACAGTACAAGAGTTGCCTTGCGAGGTTTCTGACTATGTTTTCAATGACTTAAGCAAAGCTCAAATCAGCAAAGCGTTTGCAATGTCTAACAGCATGTTTGGCGAAGTCATTTGGTTCTACCCGTCCAGCTCTTCAACTGAAAACGACCGCTACGCCAGCTTTAACTATGTTGAAGGCACATGGCAGATCGGAGAGTTAGATAGGACTGCCGGATATGATCGGGGTGCATTCCGCCAGCCAATGATGATATCTGCTTCTGATCGTAAGCTGTACGAACATGAAATCGGATTTGAGTATGGATCACTTACGCCATTTGCTGAGAGCGGGCCGTTTAGGATTGGTTCTGGGGATCAGGTTATGAGCGTTACAAAGATGCTGCCTGACGAAAAATCTCAAGGCGATGTTAGCGCCACGTTCAAAACACGGTTTTACCCGAATGGCACTGAACGCTCGTATGGCCCGTACTCAATGAGCAATCCAACGTCCTTACGGTTTACAGGTCGTCAAGTTCGAATGCGTATTGAAGGCGCAAGAATGTCAGATTGGCGTGTAGGAATTAACCGCGTTGACGTTGTAGACGGCGGGCGCAGATGACACAGCAAGGCCGTCCACCAGAGCCACGCGAAGAAGATTGGCAAACATGGGGGCGTCGGCTGATGTCATACCTGTCGCAAAACCGATCCACGTTGGTTCAGCAGACGGGCGGCGAGAACGCGGCAGACGACGGCACGATCATGTGGGACCGTCAAAAACTTTACCCAGTTGTTAGCAAGAATGGCGAGTGGCGGCAGATCGTCCTTGAAGATGGACACGCAGACTTTATCTTAACCTCAGATGTAACCCCTGCCGCTGCGAACACCGCATACAAATTAACTTATGATGCGCCTTCTGGTAACGACGGTATTACGCAAGGATCGCCAACGTCTCGCATTGTATTTGAGGAAGCTGGGGAATACGTCGTGTCGTTCTCTGCTCAGATATCATCCACGTCGGCCAGCACAATACATTTTTACTTCTGGCCCAGCGTCAATGGCACGAACGTGGCAGACAGTGCAATGACCACTGCACTGCACCAAAACAACGCTACCCTAGTGACTTCACGCACGCAAATATTTACTCTTGCGGCAAGTGATTACTTAGAAGTGAATTACATGATCGACAGCACAAGCGGGTTTCTAAACTACACTGCCGCATCCTCGCCAGTACCAGCCATACCCGCCTCAACTTTAGCAATTACGAGACTTCATGGATAAAGAGATTAAAAGATGTCGTAAATGGATAGAGGCCGCGTTGGAATACTCAGGCGGTACTCACACGTTTAGCGATGTTGTGAGCGGTCTTAATAAAGGCGTGCTACAACTGTGGCCGACGCCGAGGGGGTGCATAGTTACTGAAATTGTGGTATATCCAAAAAAGAAAGTTTTAAATGTCTTTTTGGGTGGCGGCGAATTGGATCAGATTTTAGACATGCACAAAGATGTAATAGATTGGGCGAAGGTGCAGGGCTGTACCGCGCTATCAATGTCAGGTAGGTCTGGCTGGAAGAAACCACTGAAGGAACATGGCTGGAAAACTCAGCATGTTTCGTATGTTAAGGAGTTCGCATAATGTCAGGCGGAAAGGGCGGGTCATCGACCCAAACAGTTGAGATACCAGAGTACATTGAAGAAGCGGCAAAGCGAAATTTAACTAAAGCTGAAGGTATTTCACAGCTTGGATACGTACCGTATTACGGGCCAGACGTTGCTGCGTTCACCCCAATGCAGCAGGCCGGATTCCAAAACACTGCCGACGTTTCAAGTGCATTTGGAATGGCGGCTCCAACATCTCAGCGGGATATCATGGGCGGCATGGGCGAGCCGACAGAATACGCAGGCGGCGTGAGGGGATATTCGTCTCAGCCAATGTACCAACAATCGCTGGATCAATTTGCGGCGGCTAGGCCAGCGCAAAAATCTTACATGGACAGCTTCTTTATAGATCCGAATAGTGGGCAGTATGCGTACCAGCCATTCGATTATACGCAGATGAGTTCTGTGGATGATGCTGTGGCAAAAGCTCTTGCAGAAAGAGACGCCGCAGACGAAGCATACCGAGTGAGCCAGTACAGCCCAAGTTTTGACATGGATGGAATGGGCGGCGGCGTTGGCGGTCAACCATCTCCTGGGGATGGAAATTTGTCTGATGCAAATGCTTCTGGGTTTGGCCCCGGCGGCACTGGCATGGAAAGTCAAAATACGGGAGGTTATACAGGTCTTAGTGATATGTTTGACGGCGGTGGGCCTGGAAGAAGTGGCGACACGTTTGAAGGGACTCTTGGAGGAATAAGCAATTCACTAGGCGCAACTCCAGCCCCTGTTTCAGATGAAACTGAAAATGACCCAGGCGGCGGAGACGGCGACGGAGACGGAGACGCCGGAACTGTTATATGCACAGCCTTGCACGATCTTGGTATTCTTCCAGATGACATCTACAACTTAGATGTTGAGTTTGGGCAACGTGTAAACGGCGAAGACCCTGCACTTGGAAACGGTTATCGCGCTTGGGCGACGCCAGTAGCAGAGTACATAAAAGGCAACAGCCTCGGCTCTAAAGTAGTTCGTGCGGTAGTAGCGCCTATAGCGAAATCTTGGGCAGCGCAGATGGCGCATGTAATGCGGCCAGAAGAATATAAATCTAATATTTGTGGTAGATTAATTATGGCAGTAGGTCATCCAATATGCCGATTAATTGGCAAGTTTTTAACAGCAAAAACAAAGGAGGCTTAATATGGCTAGTCGTCCCATAACTGCACTTGGGTTTGGAAATCCACCTCCTCTGCCTAAAAGGACGCCTGACGACGTCTCATTAGGCGGTCCACAAGGTAGC